GCGCTGACAAACAAAGCAGTCTTGGTGTGGGCCTGGTAGGTGCCAATCCAGTTCTGGATGGCTTTGCCGTTCTCCGCGATGTGCTCAAGTTGTTCGCCTTTGTCGACAGAATCGACCGGCTTGACTTGAAGGCGTGTCCGTAGTTCAGGGGACGGGAAACCTTCGCGCACGACCACGCCAAGCGAAATGGTTTGCTTCAGGCCAGCATAGCCGTCGCCGCTGGTGATCAGGCGCTTCTGGCCTTCGGCTTCCTTCCAAACCAAGCGCGGACCTTCTGGTGCCCCGTCTTCTTCTTGAACGATCACGTCATCGAATACGACGTAGGGCACGTGTGCTAGGTGAAGGTAATCTGATTTGGTGGTTTCGTAGGAGTGCCCGCCGTCGATGTAGGCGAACGTGACTTCCTTTACTACTTGCCCAGAATTGGGCAGGGTTTGGAGAGTGTTACCTTTAATAAGACTGTAGTCAAAAGTCAAGCCCTTGCGCGACATCAAGCGGCTGTAGTTGTTAAGGCGATTGCTGACCAGCCAAGAGTTGGCGTGGGGCTTAGTGTGCCCTTCGTGGGTGCGGTCATTGCCATCTTCGAAAGTATCGAAGCCTACGTAGGACACAGACTTGATGCCGGTGGCGAAGGCGCATTCGGCCATCTGGATGGCGCGGCTGCCGTTCCACGTACCGACCTCGACGATGTTTGCTTTGCCGGTCGCCTTGATCGAAGCGGTCAATAATTCACAAAGCATTTCGTAGCGGGCCGGTGAACCGAGCGCCGGGTTGGCGATGGTTTGCTTGTCCGGGCCTTTATAATGGATCATATAGGCGCCCAGGGGCGATTGATGGAACGCATCCAAACCCAAAGCGCCCGGCGACAGGTCCTTCACCATAAGGCCATGCGCGCGGTGCAACACCACTAGGCGGTCGAGGACGGCGTTGTCGTGGGCTTTCTTGAAGTGAAAGGCTTCAAAGGAATCGTATAGGCCCCAGTAGTCGGCCAGCAGCGAGGCACCCTTGACGGTGGCCAAGTTGAAGGCGAACCAAGAACCTTCGCTTTCGGCCACCGACTTCCTGTACAGATAGGTCAGATGGACCTTGTCATCGAAAAGCTGATCGAGAAGTTGGCTGTCGACGTGCCGCATGGTCTCGGTGTCGGCGTCGATGAACCCAATCCAGTCGAGGTCCGGCGTCACGGAGGAGGCGAGGGCCACGGCCTTGAAGCAGTACTGGAGGGTCGGGCCGTCCTTGGCTTCGCTGCCCAGCTTGGCCTTCAGCTTCTGGAAGGAAGGCGTGGCTTCGAGAGCGCGGAAGGTAACGCCTTCGTACTTGGGGAAGTCGCCCACGACGTCGTGGTGCCAGATTTCAAGGGGGATGTCGGAAGGCCAGAACTTCTTGAAGGATTCGACGAAGCGGCGACCATAGGTTTCCCAGCCACCAGGGCCGAGGGTCGTGATGATTTTAGCGTGCATTGTGGTATGCGTCCGTAAGTTCGTTGGTCCAGAATTGATCGAAGGGCGTAGGCTCGCGGTCGAGCATGCCAGCCACAGGCGGCCCAAAGGTGAAGTGGACAGCGTTCACGGGCACGGGCCTGTTTTGCTGTTCGGCTTGCACGGCGACTTCGGTGGTTGGGCTGTAGTTTGGAATCCAATGCCACGACTCAGACAGGTAGCCGATGTCGGAATCGTTAAGCCAACCAAACGTGTGGAGGTGGTTGCCCGAGGCTTCGTTCACCATCTCGACGGTAGGCAGCTTGCTGGACTTCAGGTTCCAGAGCATTAGGGCCGACCACATCTTGCGCTTGTAGCGGGACTGGACTTGACCATCCATCTTGGTGGATTTGTCAGGCTCGAAGCGGTGTGGTACTACCATGACCGTCTTAGAAGGATCGGCCTCTTGGAGCAGCTTATGGATGTCGTCGAGCCACAGCCAGTCGCAGTCTGTGAAGAGCGCCCAGTCAGTGACGCCGTCGTACTTGGCTACGATTGGAGTCAAGAAGCGGGTGTGCGAAAACTGTACGCTGAATGGCTTGCCGTCGCGCTCGTCGGTGTAGGTGCCGTCTTCGTTGACACGCCATGGACGGTCGAACAATTGACGGCGGCGCAGGTCGATGTGTTCTAGGTGCTTGACATCGACAGGCTTAGAGGCGTAGGCTCGGACAGATGCCTCGGTAACTCGCAGTGCATCCGGTTCACGGTGGTCCACGCCAATGTAGTAGGCAAACTTTGACATGCCGCTAGGATAATAGTTTTCCTGCGTTTTGTCAACAAGTTAGTTAGGGCGCGGGACTTGGCCTTGCCGCTGAAGCTCTTCGATAAGGGCGGGGCGCGCTTGCACCCTAGACTCCCGTAGCAAAACTTCAGGCGAGCCGCGACCTTGCAAGTCTTTGACAGCCCTATCACGAATGGTGCTTTCGTTGATAATGATGCGCTGGTCGAGGGGCTTGCCATCCTGTTCAATTAGGATTTGGTTCCGGCGTTCGCGGTATTGGTTGGCAGCTTCAGCAGCGGCGGCAGTGTCGTTACGATTGCGAGCTTCATAGACGCGCATCAGAATACGCGCAAGTTCCATGTTGGCTTTCTCGGTTTGTTTTTGCATCTGCGTATTCAAGTCGCGGGCGCGGGCAACCCGCTCACGAATGTCGAATAGTTCAGGTGGCGGGAAGCCGATGGCTTGACGGACGCTTGCCGGGACCCGACTATCTTTGTCAATTTCGCTTAGCACTTCCGGCGTAACTACGCGGGTGCCACGCCGGGTCCACTGCTCTTCGTCGGTAGCAAACTGCGCGCCCTTTACGACGTTGCCCGCAGCGCGGGGTAGCAGCGTGGCGGCCAGCCCCCAGTAGTCGCCGTTCTTATAGTATTCGTAAGCTTGGAAAGGCTTTTCGATAAGGCCGCCGACCGGACCAAACAGCGCGAGCGTCGAACCGGACAGCAACTCTTCGGCAGGTAGCGGGTCAATGCCTAGGCGCTTCTGCAAGCTCATGTAACCCGAAGCGTGAGGTATCCCATTATTGACGATGCTGCTTGTAGATAACCCGAAGAAGGTATTGCCGTCAAGCATCTTTTCAATTTCAACTTTGAAGTCGATGGGTGTGCCCCAGATTTCTTTGATTAGACGTTCCATCAATTCGCGTAAGCTGTCAGCGAATGGCAGGCCCCACACGCCAGCGGCACCGATTAGCGGACCTAGCATCATGAACAAGCTGACGGCGCCTGCCTTGGCTAGGACGGGGTCTTGCTTAGCAAGCCCGCTAATCAGCATGCCCGCGTGACGCACGTATTGTTCGGTCATCTTCAGGGGGAAGGACATGAACTGCGTGGCTACTTCAGCAGCAGGTGTGAAGCGCTGCACCAGGGCGCGGTCTTCCTTCGACGTGATGAACTGGGTATCGAACACTACGTTGGCCGCGTAGTCATAGGGGTTAGTGTAGTTGGCGTTGTCAACTTTGTTAGCAGTAGACATTACGTCAGGTTGCGCTTTCGCCATACGGTAGGCGGCAAGGAATGTAGACAGGCGGTTGAATTCTTCGGCGGCCTGCATCAGTCGCCCGCCAATGTCGGCTAACCAGTTGACGTTGTTCGCATATTTGGAAGCGTCTTTGTCGGCTACACCAAAGCGCCGCAACGAATCAGCGGTGACTTGACCCCGGCTTTCGTTCGTGTACAGCGGCGTAAAGATGCCTTGCTGGCGGGCCTTGACGAGGGCGGCGGCTTCGTCTTTGTTAAGAACTTTCTGAATGAAGTCGTCCGTGAATGCAAGGTCGCCCTTAAGAATCTTGCCGAAGTTCCTATTGAACAGAACGGTGTTCATGGCTGACAGCAAATACTTGGCACCATTCGCACCGCCGTCGCGCGAGAGACGGGGCAATGTGACGAAGGGAACCTGCGACATATTGATAAGGGCAGTGTCGACAGCGAATCCCAGGTAGGTGAAGAAGGCAAGGGCGCGGGCCGTGCCGAAAGCTTCCGTGGGTGTGGTCGCGTAGTCAAGAAGCTGATCCCAGTAAGCGCGGTCGTTGGGCGTAAGCGGTTCGACGGCGCGGGCAAAGTCATCTTGAATGTAGCGTCGGGCTTGAATCTTGGCGACTGACAAATAGTATTTGGGCAGCACGTCAAGGATGTATTCGGCGGCGTTGTCTGGTGTCACTGCCCGTAGAATATCTTTGTTCGGGCGGAACAGCCTACTCATTTGCGCTTTGTCAATTTCCTTGGACATGCGCGCAATAATCTGCTGACCTTCGCGCCCGCTTACCTTGCTAAGTTCTTGAAGGTATTGGGCAATGAAGTCCCCGTCCAAACGAACCTGATTGGCGCGGGCATCGTTTTCAAATTGAATGCCGCGTGTCATAACTCGGTAGCGGTTAGCGTCAGGAAATTCTTGTTGGAGGTAATTGATAGCGCGGGCTTCAGGATTTTCAAAGCCCCTGATCTTCTGCGCCTTGTTAAGAGGTTCATAAGCGTAGAGCCGCACAAGCTTTTCTTTGCCGCCCGGCATCCGTTCATAGGCTGCAACGAAATGCGAACCGATGCTAAGTTGCGGGAAGAAGAACGGATCACGCATACGATTGTAGGTTTGCATTTCCTGCCAGCCCCTCGGAGACGCGGCGCTCAACTGGTCAGGTGTCATATCCCGCAGGTGCTTGTCGCCCCTCTGCTGTTGGAATGCTTCTAGGCGGGCGCGCTCTTCGGGCGACGTGGCAAGCGCCGGATCAAAATACTTGTTGACGTATGATTCGATCAGCAGATCGTAGGCGCGTTGGCCACCCTTCAAGAGGGATTCCATAGCCGCGTATTCTTCCGGCGTGAAGGCAGCGCGGTCAGGCATTTGCTGACGACTACGGGCGTCTTGTAGGGCAAGTGCAATCTTAGCGCGGGAATCTTTGGATAGGCGGGCAGCAGGTTCCAAGAACTCGGCCAGCATGGCAGTGCCTTCCTGGCTGCGCGTATAGAATCGCTTAAGAGCTTCAGCGACGGGACGAAACACTGGACTTACTTTACCCATCGTCATGATGGGCGAAGCGAAGTATTTATAGATTGGATTGGTAATGGTGTCGTTGTATTGCTTCTCAACCCGCTCTTTGATCTGGCTTCCAGTCTTCAGTTCGGGGCCGCCCACAACAGTAGTTTCCGGCGACACGTTAGGCGTGGGCGAGGGGGCGGCAGCAGGGGTAGCAGCAGCAGCAGCAGCAGGCGCCTGAGTAGGTTGGGCAGCGGGAGCGGCAGCTTGAGCGGGGGCTTGGCGGCGATTGATGAAGTCGTTGGCGATTTGGTCGCGAGCTTCTGGCGTAGGGGCTGTCGAAATTTGAGTCGCAAAGTCAACAAGTTCGGGGCGCGTGAAGGGGCGCTGGCGAACGGCAGCTACGTTGCGAGCTTGGGCCACGACAGAACTGCGCGCGTCAGGGCCTGCGTTCAGAGAATAGCCGCGCCACAGTGAGGGTTCGTCTAGAGGTTGTTGGGGCGCAGCAGCTCCGCCAATGCCGGGGCGCTGCACCATTTCAGGAGTTGGTGTGCCAGTCGCGAGCTGTTCGTTTAGGGCGGCGACTTCAGCTTGGGATTCAGCGGTAGTTGGTGCTGGGCGCGCCGTCGGTGTGGTGTTAATGCCGTAGGTGCGGGGCGTCAGTTTGCGTAGATAGCCCGCGTTAACGAGACCGTTGAGTTGTTCGGTGATGGATTTCAGTTCGGTCTTGGAGGGTCTGCCGGGATCGACGTCGCGCACTGCAAGGGCAGAGCGGGCGACCTGGGTGGGCGTGAACGAGTTCATATCTAGATTGCCAAGTGTCTGGGCTTCACCTAGATTAGTGAAGAAGTTGGTGGCCTGCGCTTCACGGTTGATGGGCAGCGCGGCTTCAGCTTCAGAGGCGGGCGCGGCAGGCTTGCCTACGAAATCGTCGATAGCCTGTTGGCGAGTGTTGGTGACGGTCTGTTGCCAGTCGGCCACGCGGGCTGCGTTCACGAAAGCTTGAGCAGCTTCGGGTGTGGCAAGTGGGACGGTTGGCGTGAAGCGGGGATTTTCTGCAAGGAACGCTTCGGTCTCAGCCACGGAAGCTAGAGGTTCTGGGCGTTCCGGTAGCGTAATGGGTTCGAAGCGCGGGGCAGTGGGGGCAGCGGGCGCAGGACCTTCGGGAGGAGGGGCCGCTTCAGCAGCAGGTGCGCCAGCTTCAGGAGCGGCAGCGGGAGCGGCGGCAGCGGGCCGGGCACCAAAAGCACCACGCGCAGCACCACCAAGAACGCCGCCAGCGATTGCACCGCCGAGGCCAGCTTCCAAGTATTCGCGTCCGGCTTCGGGACCCGTGAGAGGAAGGTCCGCTTGGTAGCGTTCAATGGCCGTCTGCGCCACTTCGACTGGAGGTTCGGTGACTGTACCGACTGCTGCGCCGCGCGTGACGCGCTGACCTAATGTACCCGCAGCTTCACGGGCAGGCCGCCCCAAGAAACGCGCGGCACCAAGAGTCAAAACATCTCCAGCACTTTCAAGGGCGGCTTGTGGGACAGCGGCAGCGAAGGCGGCGCCGGGGCTTGGTATTTGTGTGATTTCAGATTCGGGTACGCCTTGACGCTGGGCTTCTTCTTGGACTTGCCGCTGAATGTTGGAGCCTGCGGTCGGAAGGAATGCCGCCGCTGCACCACCAAGTAAGCCGCCTATGACAGCACCGGGTACACCAAGCCCTGCGCCAAGCCGCGCGCCGGTTAGAGCGCCGCCCAAAGCAGTTCCCGTTTGAGGGAGCGAACCTGTGACGATTTCCGCTGCGGCCCGACCCACGTCGCCAATCCCACCAACACCCAAGATGCCTGTGCGAAGAATTTCGGGTTGCGCGGCTTCGGCTTCAATGGCGTTACGAATACGGCCTTCGCGCCCGAAGTTCTGGAGGCTGGGCATGTTAAGAGATTGCCCAAGACCCTCGGCGGCACTATAGAGTTGGCCTTGAAATTCATCGATGGCCCGCGAAGTGCCTGCCGTGATCGACTGGCCCAAGCCCATCTGGGTGCGGCGCCAGCTTTCAAATTCATTGGGGAACTGCTGCCTGAAATAGGCATTGGCTTCCCGCGTAGCTACGGCAGGGTCGTCCGTATTTACGTTGACTTGAATGGCATCGTTAAGTTTGACTCGGATCATCGAGTGGGCCGTGCTGCCGGATCAATTGTTGGAATGTTTTGTTGCGGTGCAGCAGGAGCTGGGGTCCCACCACCACCGGCTGCTATCAGAGCTTCTTGATAGTATTGTTCAGCAAGCGTATCAATTTCAGCCGGGGTAGCTAAGGGATTGTTGCGAAGAGCGGAAACGGCACGGGCTCTAGCATCGTTACGAAGGCGCGCAAGAACTGCCGGTGTAAGTTGGCCGCGACCACCGCCTGCACCCATTGCTCCATAGTAGCCACCCATAGCAGAAGCCTGTTGGGCTTGGGCGAGGCGCAGAATGTTTTGGGGATTGCTGGGATCACGGTTGTAAGCGTCTTCGGCTTCCTTGAGGCGAATGGTCGCGTCGCGGTAGCGGGCTTCGGCTTCGGTGCTGGCAGCTTGGCGAAGGTCTTGTGTGCGTTCGCGTTCGGCGGCACGTTGCGCTTGCAGGCCCGCGCCTAACATGGTGAAGAAGTTGGGACTGCGGGAAGCCAGCATGCCCGCGCCGATGTCGCCAGCGGATTGCAGACCGGGATTTTCAAGGCTCGCAGCAGTGCTTTGACGAAGGCGGTCCAGCAGGCTTTGGGGCTGGCCAGCCGCAGCAGGCTCTGGCGGTAACGGCATGGGCTCTGATGAAGAGGCGGGAGCCGGGGCCATCGGGCGTCTAGGCGCAGGGGCAGCGGGGGCGGGGGCAGGAGCAGCGCCGGTTTCAGTGGGAGCCGGGCGTCCGGGCGTAGCAGCGGGAGCAGTTGGGCTGCCGGGGCCACGAAAATAATTGAAGATGCGCTCGGCCTGCTCGGCAGGAGGAACCAAGCCGCCCATTTGCAAGGCGCTGCGAAGAGCATTGAGGTAGTTGGAAAGGTCTGCCATGATCGTGTTCCTACTTGAAAAGGCCGCTCGCCCAATCCCATACGCTTGTGCCAGCTTTGATAACGCCCGGAGCTGCCGCTACGGTGCCCAGCACTTGGCCAAGGACGTTCGGGCCGGGTTCTTGTCTGGTGCCGGTCTGACCGATGCCAAGTGTAGTGGCGCCGAGGCCGAGTGCGCCGCGCAAAGCTTCCATGCCCCGGAGCGGGTAGTCGCGTTGCTCTTCGAATTCCTTGCGGAGGACGTCGAGGTTGGCTTGCTCAAGGGCTTGCTGGGCACTACCGGCTTGTAGTAGCGGGGTAAATTCGGTACCGAGACGGCTGCTGGTTTGGGCGAGGCCGGTCGTAAGCGCCCCGAGCGCTCCCTTGTAAAGGTCGGGGATGTTGGTTTGGTCTTTGCGAAACTGATCAAGGGCTTGGTTGTAAGCTTTGGCACGTTCCGCTGCCGAGGTTTCGGCGATGTTGCGCTGAGTGCCGCGCTCTAATTCGGACTCGGCGATGGCTTGACGTGAGCCCCCGAAGGAGCCGGTGCGCGCGGATTGTTGGCCCAACTCAAGACGTTTACGGGCAGCACGTTCTTCAATGTCGCGGATCGCCGGGTCAAGGACTGCCTGCGTATAGGGCGACATGTAAGCTTGAATGTCGGTTTCAGGCAGGGTGGTGGCAAGGCCGCGAGCTTTTGAAATAGCTTCCGAAGTCAAGCCGGGAGTAAGCGTACCTAATGCACCTGACGTTGAAGCAAGATTTCGAGCTGCCTCAAATGCGGCTAGTTGGTCAGGTGTGAAGCCCGCGACGCGAGGGATGGCTTCTCCTGTAGCGGTTTGGTATGGAGCGTAAGGTTCGGCAGCGAAGGCTATAGCGCGACCCATCAGGTCACGGCGCGCAGCTTCTACGTCACGAGGGACGGAGGGCGTTGACGTGGTAGTGGTGGTGTTGGCGCTAGAACCGATGCCCAATAAGTCTTCAAACCAGCCCATTAGCGGAGGCTCCTCTTAAGAATATCGCCGACCGGCAGCGGACGTGCTTGTTGCCTGGTGCCTGTTTTGACTTGGCGAACTTGCTTGACTAGATCGTAGAGTCGACGCGCACCTGCATTGGAGGAACCATCGCCCATCATTGAAACGACGTCGGCGGGTATTACGAATTCACCGTCTGATAGTGCGGCTGCCCGACGCCCGCCTATAGAAGTGGGGATCAGATCGTCAAGACCGCCACCAGGGCCGATGGCAATTTTACCACCACCTTGCAGAGGAATCAAGCCGCCTTGCGCGAAGGCTACGAGGCCGCCTTGGTAGTAGCCACCACCATCTCCGCCGCCACCGCCATCGCCTCCACCACCGCCGTCACCGCCACCACCATCTCCGCCGCCACCATCTCCACCACCACCATCGCCACCATCGCCACCGTCGCCAGCTCCACCATCACCGTCGCCTCCATCACCGTCACCAGCATCACCAGCATCACCAGCGCCTTCGCCTTCGCCAGCATCTGAAGCAGCAGCATCCGCATCAGCATCCGCATCAGCATCAGTTTCAGCGGCGGCAGGTGCGGTAGCTACGTTAGTTGCCATATTGGCTTCCATTGCAGTAACAGCAGCATCCAAAGCAGCTTGAGCATCAGCAGCTTTTGAATCCATGGCTGCTTGTGTTTCAGACAAAGAAGCAGCGGGTGCAGCAGCGGGTGCAGCAGTTTCAGCAGGTGCAGCGGGTGCGGCAGCGTTAGCAGCGGCGGCTTCTTCTGCGGCAGAAATGGCAGCTTCCATTGCAGCAACAGCCGCCATATTCTGAGCGGTTTGTGCTTCAAGCGATTCGGTTTCTGCATTCAACGCATCAACGTCGCTTTGTGTCATTGACGCTGGTGCCCCGGTCGGGGATGTTGCGCTTGGGGCGTTCGTAGCAGTACTGTCAACACCACCACCGCCGAGGTCGAAAGCGGTTAGGGCTCCGGTGGCGGGGGCGGAAATGTTTTGGAACTGTGGCTGTTGTTGGGACGGCTCGGGAAGGTCTTCGACAACGATGCCGGAACGGTCAAAGCCTAGCTGCTCTTGGGCCTTGTTCAAGCCTTCCATAGTTTCAGTTTGGCGCTGGCGTTCTTCTTCGGTTTTGAACGCGCGGTCTTGTAGGAAGTTGCGAAGCGCACCGCCCAGAGTGTTGACTTGCGGACGCCCTGTCGCTGCGCCAAGAGCCGAGCCCAAAGCTACAGAGGGAATGCCTGCGGGGCCTGACAAAACAGCAAGCATTGCGTCGAGGGCGCCCGGCGTATTCATCAGAGCTTCAATGTCGCGGCTGAAACTGCCGGTGCTAGGCGCACCCATGCCCGGCTGGGGAGTGTAGAAGCCGCCGCCTTGACCGCCAACAACTCTTTGACCGGGCCCCGGAGGTTGAAACGAAAAGCCCGGCGCGGGTTCATACGCACCGTCGCTAGTTTCACCTGCGAAAGGAGAGGCTGCTACCGAACCGGTAGGTGCGATAGGGGTAGAGGCTTGACGATTGGCGAAGAAGATCGGGGCAGCGCCGCCGCCAAAGCCGTAGGAAGACGGATCAAAAGACGAAGCAAGTGGCGTGTATTCACGGGAGCGGGCAGCGGTAGGCGCATAAAAGGTTTCGTCAGGAAAGCCCGCGAGGCCACCCATGGTCCTGACCAGGTCATCGCCCGGAGCTACTTGTAAATCGGGATTGAAGAATGTGTCTGACATTGGTGCCTCGTCCGTATTATAGCATGGATTTCAAAGAAAATAAAGCCTAACGGACGTCGACAAAGTTGCTAGACTGGAGAGCCAGAAGCAGCTTGCCAACGACGTTAGTGAGCGCGGTGACCGATGGATTAGCCATGTCGACAGTCAGGGGCGCGCTGACGGTGCCTTGCACAATAAACTGGGGGCGGGACCGGCGGCCCAAGTCGAACAGGTCGCTTTGCTCTAGGACCTTGATGAGGGAGTTCCACGCGTCGCGCGACGAAGCGTCCCATTCGGAAGGAGGATCGGGGAAGGTGCGCGAGGATATGCGGCGGCTCATCGCAGGCCATCCGGCTCAATTGCCATACGGAATCTACCCAAACGCCAAGGCAGATTGGAGGAAGTCGAGGACTGGATTTGAATGGCAAACTCGCGGCCCCGCAGGCGGGTTGATACCTTTTGAGTGGTGCCTGTTACGGCGAAGGGCCCTTTGGTAGTGACCGTGCCACCTGGATATTTACGGGCTTGCAACGAAATCTGGAGGGTGCCTGAGTAGGGTGTGTTGTCAGCTATGTTGCTGAAGTCTGGGGCGAATTTGTTGGCGAACATGATGTTGTTGCCGCTTTCCTGATTGAAGTAGGCGCCTTCCAAGTTAGCAGCCATGGCGGAAAGGTCAGCAGTGTAGCCAAATTCGTGGTAGTAAATTTCGTAAGGAAGTGAGCTGATGGCAAGCGGGTGTTCAAAAGTGCCGCCATCTTCCCATACGTTACGGTTTAGGGTGCCAATGGTCCAGTGCTTTTCGGAAGTGTTGTAGATAACATAGCGGTCGTTCTCGCCGTTTGGAGAAGCCGTTGAAGTATAGAGCCATATGATTTCGTCAAAAGTAGAATTGACGCCTGCGTAGATTTTGTCTAGATTACTAGAGTCTAGGTTGTCGTAAACAAAACGCAACACGGTGCAGGGCAGAGGCTGGACGCGCCCATCGTATAGGTAGAACTGACCGTTGTCAGACATCCAGTAGAGGAGACCTCGGTATTCGATTGCTGCGTTGCGAGAAATGACGCCGCACTGTTCGCCTGCTGCGACGAAACCGAAGACGTCATTGCCGCCAATGTAGGACTGGATATATAGGTCCGAATCGGTCAGAATAGCTGTCTTGTCGCGGACTCGGGTGACGGCCCGGATTTCGGAGCCACGGCTTGGTAGGGGGTAGTCGCCCGCGTTGTTGGTGGCGGTAGGCGTCCAGTCCGTGAAGTTTTCTTGACTGCACCAGCGGATCAGGAGGGGATCGTAGGAACCGACGCTGTCGTGGGTTCCGTAAAGGAGAACATGGCGGGCTTCGGATGCGACGCGCACGATCTGGTTGACGGAGGGGGCGGCAGTGACGATGGTCATGCGTTCGGCTATACCGGCACTGGTATTCCAGTACATGAGAGGGCCGCGCGAAGGGACGGCCAGCAAGTCAGAGCCCCAAAGATCAGCGGACCATAGGCGCAGTGGCGACGAGAAGTTAGCTAAGGATTCATTCCAACCGAAATTGCCGCCCCAAGCACCCGAGCCCCACCCTCCTTGAAGGATTGTAGATTCATTACCTGCGTTGTAATTAAGGCCGATAGTAACGGAACCGCCTGCACCCGCTGACGTGGCTGCCGCAGAAATGCCTACGTCAATTTCAAAGCTGTTGCTGTCGATTACGCTTATCTGATAGGAAGCAGTAACGGATGAAATGGGATTGATAATAATGTTGCCGCCGATGGTTACGGCTGCGGAAACAATTTCTACGAGGGTTTCGTTGGTTGCGCCGTGACCCGAAACAGACACAATAACTTTGGTGGAGTTGGCCGTAGTGGAAAGGATGTTGGATGCTGCGACCGTTGACACAATTGGCGTGATGTTGAAGAAGCTAGACAATTCGCTAGAGAAGGCACCTACATGGGTTGCAATGAAGGCCGCAGTTTGGCCTAAACGGTTGCGAAGTGTTTCGAGAAGGCGAGGAGTGCCGAAGATTTTGTCGTCTTGAGAAGAGTCAATTACAGATTGCCAGCCGCCCATAAGTTCGGGGCGCCCGAAGCGGAAGCGGATTTTGTCGGCGTCAGTCCAAAAGCCTGAAGCATCTAGCTGGGTCTTTTCTTTGATGACGCCAACTTGAAATGCTAAATCAGTAAGCTTCTGGTCTTGGAGTGAAGCTGACATGGTTACTCTGTGACGCGAAAGTTAAAGCTTCCGATAAGGCCCGCGCAGGTAGCTGACGTGCAAATCACGATTTCAGTGCCCGAGGCCGGAAGCGTGACGCCAGTGCCACTAGCGTTTTTGATAACGACATTGTAAGCGCCGGTCGCCTGATTTAGGACCGCATAGCTTTTGGACTGAGTAGGCACGACGATATTGACGTTGCCTGTAAGGGTGCCTTGGATGACAAGGATGCCTGCGCGAGCCTGATCGGTCGCGGCGTTGGCGGTCGTAAGGCTGACGTCGACGTTAGACACGCTGACGATGGCCTGCCCTGCGACGGCGGCAGCAATGAGTTCGAGATTGGTATTGGTCTTGGTGCCCCAGGTCGTGGCATTCTCGCCGGTCGCCTGAAGCTCAAGCCTTAAGAGGGGATCGTAGGTAGAGGGCATTACTTGCGTTCCTCAAGGATTCGTGTTACTTTGTCGTCGATTCTATTTAACACAGTTGTCAGTTTGTTTTCAAGGGCGCTGACCACCTCACGCGTGGCGAAGTCCTTGTTGACCTGAGCTACGTGAGCGTGGTGTTCGTCACTGACCTTGTCTATACGCTTGGTCACGGTTGAAAGCTCCCTGTGCAGATACGCAGCGTAAGCTAGGGCCAGAGGCCACAAGAAGTTCGAAAAGAAGTCTATGAATGCTTGGGCGGTCATGACGGCGAACTCATTGAAGGGGTCCACTGGGTTGGCGTTACTATGATGTTCAGGCCGGTTTCGGTAAGGAGGTAGCCTGAGTCTTCTTTGGCCAAGTACATTGTAGTGTCTGCTTGCGGGCGCCCGTCAGGAACTTTGCGCGACTCGTAGCGGGGACGCGGCGGCCTGTTCTGGGGGTGCTTCTTAAGGTCGTAGGCGCCGTCGAAGCAGGCCGAGCAGACGACAAGGTTAGTGGATTCTTTGCGAAGTTGGCGCCGGTAGTACTTTTGGCCACAACGGTCGCATAGGGACCACACATTCATTCGCATGACTAAGACCCATAATTGGTCTGGTCAGGACGCGCATCAGGTACTTGCTTGAGTTCCCGGCGCGGCTTTGCAGAATAGTTTTGAGGGTGGCTTTTCTTGTCGAATTTTCCATCGTAACACGCATGACAAACGACAAAGTTGGTTGTTTCTTTGTAGAGGTCACGCCGCTTGTAGTCGAAACCACAGCGGTCGCAGACCGACCACATATCTAGGACGGACATCAGGGAGTTCCCCCAATGGTGTTTTCTGGTGAACCGTTGTAGCGATTGACGGTATCAGAACGGCGCGCCCGTGTCGACTCTACGTTCAAGACTGCCAGTTCTTCATCAAGGATGGTTTTCCAAATGGTGACGGCGGCAGCGTTCTTAGTCCAAGCGTTAGCATACATCATGCCTGCTGCGAAGAAAGCCGCGTCAGTGTAGTTGGAAAAGTAGTTGGATGGGTACGCGGAGCTGAGGACCGTGACGCGCGGAATGTATTCGATCAGCGCCGTGGAGTTGGAAGGCGGGGTCGGCGCCAAGAAGATTGTGGCGTTGTCTTTGGGCGCATAGTATTTGGTGGGCGCGCAAGATGTGTAGTCTGGCCAGTAGGCGGTAAGAAACTCGTTGTTTTGTTCGAGCAGATTGTTCCAGCCGCCGGTCGCGCAGACTTGAATGGACTTCAGAACTAACAGGTTGGAAGGCAAGGTCAGGGTGCGAGTGGAGGCGCTGACGGAAACTTCGGTGAAGGTGATGATGTTGACCGGATCAAGGCGCCGTTGCAAATGGGACTGGGCGCGTTCGACGATAGCAGGCAGCGCGGACACGAACTCGGCGGAATCTTCCTCCATGTTCGCTTGGATGTCAGAAATGAGGGTGCTGTAGGTGTAGGGCATTAGCGACCAATCCTAATCAGGACTTTGCCACGTTCGCGGTCTTCGCGCATGGCGTCGCGCACCGCACGTTCGTATTCGGTTTTCAGAAGCGTAAGGCGGTCGGTGGGTACGCGGGGTCCGCGCCGTAAGCCAATCCAGTAGGCAAGGCCGTAGACAATGGCAGGCAGGAAGCGCCGGGGCACGTCGATGTTGTCGAAAGCGCGCAGCGTATCTTCGGCGTTCTTCTGGACGGTCAGCACGACAGTGTATGTTTGGTCGGGCAGCGGCCAGAAGTTCATGATGTTGGAGTCACGGCGCCGGTCCCACCAGTAGCGCGTCGGGCGCCCGGTCTGGGACTTGGTGGGGATTTCTGCCCAGCGTTCGTAACCGTCACGGTCCAGCAGGATGTCAGTGGAGCTGGTGCGGATGCTGGCGGTCAGAACGTCAGAGATGTCGGCGCCGAAGGAAAGCGACGATACCGAAGCGGAAACGGGAACTACCGTGGTTTGGATTTTGTGCAGTAGGACGTTACGGTTTTGAAGGTCCGTCAGCAGGTAGTCGAGGCCGCGCCGGGCGCTAATGAGTTCGTCAGCGAGGACCGGGCCCCCGCCAACCATGGCAGCAGCATCCTGAAGTATGTCGTCGAAGGTGGGGTCGAAGGAGGCTACGCCACTGGTTGCCATTGGCGCGACTCCTCAGACGACTCCGTAAATGGTAACGAGCGGGCCGCCGCCAGCGTAGGATGTGCGGACGAAAGGCACGTCAAAGATCACTTGGACGAGAGTGGTGGTCACGGCTGCGGTCACTTCGGCGAAGGCGATCCACGGGCCAGTCTCGTAGGGCGCTGCTTCAATGAAGATGGACGGGCCTGCCGCCGCGCTTTTCTGAACGAAGAACGAGCGGGTGGGTGAGCCGTCAAAGCGGTAATCGAGGTCGATTGCGTCGCTCGTCGCAGTCGCGGATGTGCTGACTTGGAAGGGAATGACGCGGATAGTTTTAATGCCGGGCATGGGAAGCTCCTAAAGCAAGTAAGGCAGACCCCGCCCGGAGGAGGAGCCTGCCTTAACTTGTTAGCCAATTACGACGTGAACAATGACGGAACCCGCCGCCACAGTCGAAGTAGCAATAGACACGATGGCCTGGACCGTGGTATCCGCCGTCAGCACGATGCTGTTGGTGGAGACTTGGGCAGCAGAACCAGCGTAATCGCGGCGGCCTGCCGTGTTCACAGACGTAGCTGCGAACAGGGTAGCAGGGTTCGCCGAAGTACCGACTGTAATCTTGGTGTCAAGATTGTCGTAAGCAGTCGTGATGTCAAGGACGCACTCGTAGAAGTTGGAACCGGCAGGGGCCACGAACAGCGGAATGGTGGTAGCACCAACAGCCGTGCCTGACTTGGCGGTGTTCACAACTACAGAAAAGCGCCCCGGAACACGGGCAGTCGTCATATCGACAGGGCTACCGGAAGCCGGTTCGCGATTGTCGATATTGACAGGGAAAGCAAAGTTAGTCATCTGATTCTCCTTAAGGATGGAGGAATGGGGGCCGAAGCCCCCAAACCATTAGGTTGAACCAGAGGAGCCGTACCACTGACGCCAGTCAGACCAACCGAAGCTGTAACGCTCGCGGGCCTTGTAGCGCATGTTGCCCGTCAGGAAGTCTACGTCGTCCTTGGTGGCCAGCGGCGCACGGATGAACATCTTGGTACCATTCGGCACATCAGTGCGAATGAACCAACCGTTGGTGTCCGTGAAGCGATGGTTGACGGTGTAGCCCTTCGAGAACAGGCCCATGTCCTTCATAGCGTTCGTGTCATTGTCAGCCGTACCGACGCGGAGGTCCGAGAACAGAATACGGTGAGCAACGAACTGAAGCTGCGGAGGAATGTGCAGGCTCACGGCGCGGGCGCCAATCAGCAGGCCACGGTCGTCCTTGGTCAACGAGATGTTGATAAGGGCCGCTTCAAGGGCAGTTTCGGACAGGTCCGAGCTAACCTTGTTGGACTGCGTACCGGCAGCAAGCGTCGGGTGGTCGGAAGCGAACAGCGGCTTGCCGTCACCGCCAGCGTAGAGGGCGTTGGTGTTGAAGCCGTTGTTGTAGACGTTAGCCGCCTTCACCTGCTTGGCGTTCGCCATAGCGCGGCCCATCGCATTCGCCTTCATCTTGCCCGTCGTGCCATAGAGGTTGTCCTCGATAGCTTCTTCGGTGATGGCGAAAGCCATGGCAACGGTTTCGTGGTTGTAGCGGCTCGTCCAAGCTTCGGAGGCGGTGTCGAAGAACACCTGATCACCTTCGGACTTGACCGGGGCCGTACCAAAACCCGTCATCAACACTTCTTCTTCGAACGAACGATCAGAACGCTCGATGTCGAACAGCGGTGCATGTTCGTTGTCGATGCTCTTATAGGCCGTGCCGAAGATCGCGTTAAGGCCGGGAACAAGCTGCTTCGCAAACTGTGCGCGAGTCAAAATTGACATTGTTCAGGTCCCCCTATTAGGCCGCAGAAACTTGCTGGAGGATCGGACCATTCAACTTCACAACCACAATCGGGAACGGATCGCCCCAGTTGTTGTCAGGAATGTTGGCCAGACCCACAAGCTTCAAAGCCGTGCCGACAGCGGAAGTACGGGTGGACGCATCCAGCGTATACTGGGACGTACCGTACACCGAGTTGACATCGCCGCCCGACGCAGTCACATCGAAGTTAAGGCCGAGGTCGCCCGCCGTAACGGAAGCGTCAGCCTGAATGATGAAGAGCGCGAAGGGATTGTCCACGACGTAGGCGGTTGGGCGGTCGGAACCGTCGTACAGGCCAGCCGAAGACGTATCTGCGGGGATTGAGTTCTTAAGTTGAGGCTGCTTCGTGGTCGGATCGATCCACGCAAAACCAGCAGCGACACCCAGCAGAGGGCCACCACCAGTACCAACCGACGTGATTACGCCACCCGACAGCTTTACCGGAGACCCCTTACCGAGGTCAGGGCAGTTAGCGCCGTTGGGAAGCGGATACGCGCGGACTTCGTTGCCGTGGGTG